TATCTGCATCGTCATATCCGTCAGGATTCATACCCACAGCACTTAAACTTCTGCCTATAAGGGTATTAACGCTACCTCTAATACCTAAAACCTCATCTCCTTTTTCAGATACGGTAACTAACGCGCTCTCGGCAAAACTAATACCAAACTCAGCTTCTCTTGCTGATTTCGCTGCTTCTGAATATTTTTCTTGTTGTGCTTTTGCTTCTTTTGCGGTTATCGTCCCTCTTTTCTGTGCCTCGTTATTTGCTTTAGCAAATGCTGCTTCTTTTGCGTTAAAACTTTGCACGACAGTAGTGTTTGTAAGATTCGTAGGAGCTTTATTTTCATAGATATCTTTTTGAAGAACCGGGACATCTGTATTTTGTTCATAAAATTTACCACGATATGTCGTGCCACCAGGGCCAGCAACAAAAGTTTTAATTACTCTTCCTTCTTTATCAATTTCTCTTGCTACTTGTCTTCTTTCTTTTTCAATATCGCTTTCTGTTAAGCGTTTTGCTGCACGTCTTTTGCTAACTTCTGTTAAACCGTACTGAAGAGCAGATAATTTAACTTGTCTATTGAATGCTTGCCGTTCTTTATTGTCTTTAATTAACATATCAGCACCATCAGATAGTGCTGATGCTATGTTAGTGATCGCATTTGGACTTTGACCCGCAGCCATGGCAAAGCCAATTTTAGCAATCGCAAGACCCTTACCCATGCCCTCATATTCAGGAGCGTTTTCGGTAAACTCTGCCATTAAACGTTTTAACTCGCCCTGTTGTAACTCTTTATCATCTGAAGTAACAATTTCTTGGATTCTTTTTTTCTCTGTCACTGCGTCTGTCGATAAAAGATCACCTTCATCAGGCTTTTCACTTTCCTGTGCTGCGGCCTCTTCTGCTGTTAATCTTTTTTCCTCTGTGCCTGTGCCATCGGCAGAGTCAAAAGCAGGTATTGGCTCTTTTTCTGGTCCTGTTTCTGTAGCCGCAGTTGCTGTAGCTTTATCAATATCTGTAGCCGCTTCCCTAAGGTCTGCTCTTGTAACATCAGCAGAGTCAAAAGCAGGTAGTTCATCTCCAAAGGGATCTCCTAATGCAACGGGACTAGTAGATTGTCCTATCGTAGATTGTCTTTGTCGTTCAATCTCTGCTTTTGTTTCACGGTCTAACGGAAGAGATGCGCGGAATTGAGAGATATTATCAAAGGGCATGTTTTCAGCCTTAAATCTGGTAGCACCCTCTTCAAAATCTCTTCGACCTGTTCTTTCAAATTGACTAATAGGGTTGATAATTCCAGCTGCTTTCAGACCTCTTTGAACAATATTTGAGCCTACAACATCCTCGTAAAGGTTTTGAACAATATCAGGAAGAATTGCAAATTCTTGTCCGACACTACCGGCTACAGTACCCAACGCTAAACGTCTGTCTTGTTCTGTTTGAAAAAGACTTTGTTGTTCTTCTGGGGATAATGCATCAAATTGCTTTTGGGTAAATCCTTTTCCTGCAAGATAAGCTTGAGCACGAGGAGTATTAGCCATGATCCCTTCACGATCTACGCCCTCACCAAAAGCTAAATCTGCTGCACCAAGAGCAAGTGCGGTCGGAGGTCCTCCATATAAAGCTGATCTTGCAGCAAGCGAAAGTGGTAATTTAGCTCTTTGCAGAAGGGAAGCACCTCTAGGTCTAGCACCTCCAGTAATACCTCGACCAAAAACATTCCTTTGCGGGAACTTTTGATCAACCGCTTCAATTAAAGCTCGTTTTGCCTGATCTTCTGCAAGAAGTGGTAATTGAACCCCACCTCCAAGCTGAAAGTTTTGTGCACCTCTCTTCTGGTTGTACTGAGCCACCGTATTCATTAGTGGGGCACTGGATGCCATGATACCGCCCATGCGATTAAGCTTGTCTCTCGCTGGTCGAGTTCTAAACATTTTTCTTTGATTTACGTCCATCATGAGCCGAACATCCCATCTTGGCCGAAGAGTTTAGGTATGACCCCTGCTTCACTTAAACCTGCTAAACCAACACCAAGACCGGCAATCTGTGAAATAGTAGAGGGCGACGGTGCCGTTTTAGCAGTCAATGTTTGTTGAGTCGATGGTACACCACGGAAAACATCAGACATAAAACTAATTCTTTGGAAGGGCTCTGCTTGTCTTTCAAGATCCGTGGCACGTTGTGCTTCTATCTGTGCTTGTGCCTGTTGTTGCTCAAGACCACCTAATGCCAGTAAGGCATTAACATCGCGTTGTTGTGCCGCTTGTGCAGACTCGCCCAACGCAGCTTGCGACAGACCAGTTTTTCCAAGAGCAGAGCCCAGTTGACCAATGCCCGTGCCCAGTTGCCCAAACAACTGTGCGGCTGACTGCTGTCTTGCCATCTGGTTTTGAAAGGCATTCTGTGCCTGACCCAAAGCTTGTTGAAAACCAGCAGATCGTAACTGTGCACCGGTTCTTGCCATCTGATCGGCAAGATTACGCTGTAATTCCTGCTCTGCAACAGCTTGTCTTGACCCACCAAAAGCCCCTGATTGAACGGCTCCTGCTCCGATACGTTGCCGTTCTATGTCGCCCTGACGTTGAATGTCTGCTTCAGCTTGTCGGATTACCTGCTCTGTAAACGGATCCATAAACGTCTGGGCAGAAGCAGGGTCAAAGGCTCCAGTAGTGCCCATCAGTAACGGAGCACCACTGAGGGCTGTTCCTATACCTTGTTCTAAGGCACTTGCACCAGCACCTAACGTAGCTTCTCCCGCTTGTAGCATTGGCTGAAAAGCACCTACACCACCATAACCAAGCTGTATTGCTTGTTGTTGACCAGGTGACAGCGGTGCAACCTGACGTTCTGGGATTACAGTCGGGTCAGCGGCTCTTGCAGCGGTGGATGCAAGTAAATCTTTTAAAAACCTTTCCTGATATTCGGGTAAAAGAGTGACCTGTTCTTGTCTAATTGTCTCTGCCATTACGCCATCGCCTCATAGTTCTTCATCATATCGTACATACGAGCGGCACCTTTTTGACGGTCACCGTCCCCTGCACCACGAACAGCAGCGGCAGTCATTACAAACTCACCGTCAGAGAGTCGAGCCTCCTGTACTTTCTGTCCGTTTTGAAATATACCCGCGTCGATACTGTCACTTCTGCCAGTTCCAGGTCCTTGGATAAAACCACCCTCTGCCGCTTTCATTAAACCAGGAATACCCATTGGATAATCATATTCAAGAACAATATTCTGACCTACAACGTCAGGGGCTCGTTCACCAGTGGCTAATTGTCTTCTTTGTAAATCGGTAAGTTCTTCTTCTTCTTCGTCCCCTAGTAGACCACCGGCTAACGCACCACCAATACCTCCAAGGCCAAGTAATTGTGCGTTAGACAAACCAGATAAAATACCTTTTCCTGCCGCCTCTTTTGCTAGCGCAGCTAAAGTGTCTTTTCCTGCCGCCTCTGTTGCAGCTGCTTCCACTGCACTCATTCTAGCGACTTCACTAGCCGCCTCTGTTGCAGCTAGACCTGTTGCGTCAGAAACAGCGGGTCCTACACCCGGAAACATTTTTGCCCCGCCAAAGGAAAGACCAGCCGTCAGTATTGCGTCCTCAAGAGATCCACCTGCAAACAAAGAGCCAATACCACCACCTATAGCAGCACCACCTGGGCCAAAAGCAGATCCTAAAATAGCACCAGCGGTAGGGAGAAGTTTTTTAATAATGCTCAATATCCGCTCCTATGTAGTGACACTGACTGTACCGACTGCGCCAGTTGCGGAGTTGCCAGCAACGTGCGGATTATGACTTTGCGTTATCTTAACAAACCCATCCACATTAAACAAAGCACCAACCTCTAATCCTTGGTCGTGCGTCTGTATGTTTGTTAACGTCAGTTCCGTGTGCCGTGCATCGCCTGGATTCTGCACTTGTTGCAGAAACACAGAAAACGCTCGAATGACCTCTGTAAAGTAACTACGGTCATAGTCCTGTGGTGGCACAGGAAAAAACGGTCTGGCTAGTCGACGGCTCATCGTCTGCCATCCGGTCTAATATCAACACGAGGGCTACCTAACCGCCAACCCACGCCCTCTGCCGTGCTTTCTACCCGTAAAGCAAACGACCGTCCACGCAATCGCACATGCACTTGATCAGTAAATTGTTCGATTGGGCTGGTGGATGTCTGGGTGACACCGCCAGTTTCAGGATCACCGTAATTTGTCCCCGGAAAGTTACGCGCTTTTAGTATGAAATTAGCTGCTGGGTTATCGCTACCAGCACCTGTGGACGTTCTAAACGTCAGATCAGGCAATATGCGTCTTATAAACAAGAACCCGTCACCATCCTGTATGTCCATCTGACTTGATTCAATATGCGCGGATATTGCACTGTTAGTGCTACCGTCATCAAAGCCAAGTTCATGGTTATATAGATAATTATCAGAATGTGCTGCAATCGGAAAGTCGTTAATGCCACGATCCAACCAAGCTGTGCGTGTTAAACTGCCGATGTACCAGATCTGCTGTTCATAGTTATATATAACGTATTTATCGTTTTCAGTAGAACTTGCTGATGGGTAAAACCACCAAATCTCGCCAAAACTTGAGTTGACCCCTGCAATCACTTTTTCTGCTTGGTCAGTGTTGAAGTCGCTAAATACATGGTCTTTAACAGAACAGGGCAACTTTTTAACTGATCCGCTATATACATAGAACTCCTGCACACCCATCCAAAACACGGTGTCATCTACAGCAACAGCGGCTTGTGGACTACGGATGGTAATGTTTTCAGAAATCATCTGCACACCAAAAGTGAACGGTGGGCCAAGAAACTGCATACTGTGGACAGATACATCAGTAATCACCAGTATCTGCTGTCTGGTTTCTACGGCAGTTATAATCTCTGACCCAGAGCCTATGCGTAAATCACCGGCAGTATTGGTTGCTGATGGTATCCATGTTGTCGGGTCTTCTTGACTACTGAAACGAATTAACAATGGGTCTTGTGTACCAATCGCGCCAACAGCGTCACAACCGAAACAGATAACATGTCGATCCACATCGGAGACAATAACCTGTTTGGCTATGGTTGGCGTACCAGCATCTGCATTTGTTCTATCAGATAGTTTGACTGATCGGGTGCTGGTTCCTGCGCTGGTGTCCCAGTAAAAAATGTCGCCATCACGGACATTAATGATCAGGTCTTCACCAAAGTTATCGTGTGTCCAAATACGAAGGATGGAGGATGTAACCGTGATGTCTGCATCACCGTTCCAAGTGCTACGACCCCATGTTCCTGCTCCCCAGCCCACACCCGTGACACTGGTGTCCAGACCTGCATTAATTTGATATGTCGCAACAACAGAGCTACCACCGTTGCCAGAGTCAGAAGCATTTGCTGTGACAGCCGTTCGATTGATCGCACCGTCATCAGTAATTGAGGATATTGTTGTAGATTCTGATCGTGCTGTGATTGTGTAAACATTACTGTCCGTAACCGTTTGTATTTCATACTCTTGGTTAAGCACGTTGGCTGTAATGTTACCACCAAGACTTGCGGCACCACTAAAAGTTACAAAGTCACCAGCAATCGCTCCATGTCCGTTTTCAGTTACTGTAATAGTTGACGATCCGTTTGTAGCGGCAAAGGTTGCATCGCCAGCAGCAGTTGTTAAGCGAATTGGAGTGATATCGAAGAAAGCACCGCCTTCTTGAATATAATATTTTTTGTTTGTGCCAACACCCAGATATCGGCTCTTGTCTAACCCTACAAAAGGATGCAAGGCTCTGGCTGTACCAAGGTACGAGTTTGTTGCAAACTTCTGCCAACCACCTATTTTTTCAGCAAACCCTGCACGAAACCTAACCTTATCGCAATCATTCCAGCCTCCCTCGTTAGAGTAGGAGGTGATCTCTTTCTGGATCCCTGGTCGAAAAGCAAGCTTAGTTAAAGGCATTAGATTTCATCAGGCCAATCGGCAATAGGTGCATTACCTGTTGGCACACCCTTGCCATCAACAGGAACATCATACAGAGCCATAAACTTTGCGTGAGTGTCACACGCATTTATGGCATCTTCGATAGTTTTGCTTTTAGTGCGGACAGCCGTTCGGTAATTTGATACGGCAGTTGGTATCGCTGTTCCTGCTTCTGCCTTTCTCGTAACATACCAGTCAGTTTGCGATAAACGATTTCTCGCTTCTGTTTTTGTTTTGAAAATTGCGAGTGATTTAAGTCCAAGTGTGATGACTTGCTTTCCATTTTCATCGAGAATGGCTTTGCCATCGGAGTCAACTTTGTTTTGGTCGTCAAGAGATCGCTTGATGAGATTTTCTTCTTTCGCATCCCACCCCCAATAGAATCGGTTGTCCCAAGTCTTCGGATTAGCTTGAAAAGTCAGCCCTGCCGCTTTTTTCTCATCGTCCGTCCATCTCGCCCACGTTTGCGGATGGGTGACACCGTTTCCATCAACCCAAGCCTTACCTTCTCGTATAACTTTATCGCCTAACTTCCACATTTTTTATCACCTAGAGTTTGCAAATTTTAGGGGCTGATCAGCAAATGCCATATAAATATAGTTACCGCCATCTGCATTGAATGCCGCATCAGTTGTCTTAATTTTAAATCCATTGCTATTAAAATTGCACGGCAGACCGCTTTCTTCTGCGTCGCTGGTATTTGATTCTAAAATATTATCTACTGGATTGCGATCAACAACATCCGCTCTTGCAGTGTCCACGATCATCCAATCATCAGCAGAATCAGTTCGTTTGATCAAAATCCACGACGCACGAAAATTCAAGAAAATGAAGGTGCCATCCGCATCTCCATTTCCGACGTAACTCCCAAATTTACTGTATCCAGATTTTTCTGAAAAAACATATGCAATATAGTTCTCACTAGAATTATTTGTTGCAGTGTTGTTTCCAAGACCAAAAACAGATGTGGTGTTTGCCGATGTATCAAATTGCAACGTGCCTGGAAGTGCAGCGGCACCTGTTGAATTAAGGTTTAGTTTATTATCGTCTGCTAATTCTTTATGGTATACGCACCACGCTCTAGCTTCACTTCGATCCTTCACTATAATCATTGCTACACTAGCACTCAGATTGTGAAATACTGTTGCTCCAGAGGTGCTGTTACCAGAATAACTCACAATGGAGAAACCAGCTTCTTGATTAGTGCTTCCAGATGACGTAATCGTAGCACCGTTTGAACCTGCATCGTTTGAAAACGCTGTTCCAGCTTTCCAATTCCATGAAACATAAGATTCAGTATTAGTGTTGTAGATATCGTCATCACCAAGGCTGAATCCATCCGCTCCAAATGCTGTCAATCCATCCGCATTGGTAGATTCAGCAGAAGTAGCATTTGATTGTAACTCTTTGGTGACTCCCCTAACGCTATCTGTTAAAGCATGAGCATCTGCGGCTGAACGATTCTTAATCCACGTCCAATCGCTCTGCAGTCCAACTCCTGTAATGCTTTGGGTTGATCCGTTTCCTGTATAGGTTTTGATGCTAAAATAATCTGTCGGATTTTCAGCTTCCTCTGGATCACCAACTGCTGGTGAAGGAAGGTCGGCAGTCGAAAGTTTTTTATCAAAACCGCTAGGAACTGTTTGTGCAAACGCTGTCGCACCAAAATTAAAAGTTACAATACAGCTAGCAGATGAATTCGTATCTGTGACAAATGGAAATAAATCACCGCTGTCCAACGAAAAGTCAATGTTAATAGAGCCTTGCGATGAACCATTTTTGAAAAACTCAACGTCTGGCGTGTCTGAATCTACTGCCACTCCGATGACATCCCCGCTTGTAAAACTAGCGAATGGAGCAACAGCAGAGACCGTTGTGTTCGTAACACTGTCTCCATTAGCTCGATAAGCAAAACTTCTAAAAGTGCTGCCATCTCGCCTCACGGCTAATCCTAATTGAGTCGAGTTAGTAGTTCCGGCTGTCACTTCAAAATAATATTTACCGCTTGTTGGTATAGCAAAGGTTCCATACGTGATAGTCTTAGCATCGCCAGTATTAACGACCAGATTGCCCGCTGACAATGTTCCCGGTGTCGCTCCATCCGAGTGTCCGATTGGATTCATCACACAGAAGTTGTTAGTGCAAGAATCAGACATATGATCAGTAGAGGCAATGTCTGTGCTAGTCATGTGATTGTTATTGCCAGAAGTGTCGGCTCCAACAGTTGATGCTGATGCTGTTCCTGTTCCTGACTGTTTCATTTCTAATCTGAAACCATTTGTTCCAAATGAACCGCCAGAATAATTTTTTGGTATCCAGATATTTTCTTTAAGCTCTCCAAAATCGCTAGCATCAGATACGGCTGTTCCATCTAAGTAAACGCACTCTTGCAGATAACCGTTATGATATTTATTACCTAATTGATCATAACCAACTCTTATAGGCTCACCGCTTACACTAATAAATAGTTGGTCATTTTGAGAAGGCGTAGCAAGTTTATTAGTAAAACTTGAAGTGATATCTGTTCCGTTTATAAATAATTTTATAACAGGTGTTGATGGTGTTGTGTCAATGGAGAGAACCGCATTATACCAACTTGCGGGATCTACCAACACCATCTGTGTGTCTGGAATATTCCATCGCAAATTGTAAGACCCACCAGGTTGATCAAAATCTTCTAGTAAAATTCGACCTGTACCGCCTATCACTAATCTAAATGCTCCCGCACCACCATCATAATCACCTGCACCTAAAAGAACTTGAAATTCACTAGGGTCTCCAATTTTAAACCAACAAGAATAAGTGAATGTTCTTCTATTACCTGTTGAGGATGGAGTTCGTGCTAGAAAACTAGTGCTTCCGTTAAAGCGCAGGGAGTTGCTGATTTCAAATCCATAAAAACCGCCAGAGGCGTACATCCATTGCGATGAACCAAATGGGCCAGACATTAACTAAATGCCAATTGTGGAGCACCCAAAAGGATGCGGTTAGAAGCCGCTACAACATAAGGTATAATGTCTGTAGCACTTGCGGCACTGGACAGAGTAATCCCTCCACCAGCGGCTGTCTCATAATCTGTTCCTAAACTTAGTGTTCTACCGCCCGTGCCGTCTTGTATGCACACGATGAAGCCACTTTGACCAACCGTTTCTGTGGACGGGTTAGCCAATGTAACGTTACCTGTCAGTGTTAATACAAAATTTTGGTTGGCAGAAAAGTCTAATGTGACACTACCTGTATTCGATGTATCTGTATCTGTCTTGGCTGTCGCCACAGCACCAACTGTCAAACCACCTGCAACTGTCACATTGGTTGTACCTGTAGGTATCTCGATTACGTCTGCGTCAGCATCGTTCTTAATGGTCACATCATTAGTTGAACCCTGACCTGTAATAATGATCCCTTCAGTCGAAGTAAAACCAATTGCCGCGTTATCACCAGCGGCTGTGTCACCGCTTGGCTCAAAGGTCGTTGCCGCCATTAAGACATTACAGGTCAAACTGGTGTCAGCCGCATGAGTCAAAGTGACATCGCCATCTGCACCAAAAGACAACACAGACGAATCAGACTTGAGCTTCAGGTCATTGCCTAAAACAGCATCTTTGGCAACTGAAAGACCACCATCTGTTTGCAATGATCCATCAGTGGTGCTGGTCGCGTCGGTAGCATCGTCTGTTTTAAGAATGCCCCCTGCCGTCAAAGCTCCCGCAACAGTCACGTTTGTCGTTCCGGTTGGGATTTCTATGACATCTGCGTCAGCGTCATTTTTAATAGTGACATCGTTAGTTGACCCTTGACCTGTCAGAATCAAGCCTTCTGTGGAAGTGAAGCCCATAGCGGCTCCATCTCCTGCTGCTGTGTCACCCGTTGCCTGTATTGTGCCAGCAGAAACAATGTCACTGGCTGCGTTGAAAGTACCAGCAATATTTAAATCAGTCAGTGCATCTACGACTGCTGCACCGCTACCAGCACCATCTAAATAAACAATAGATGCCATGCCGTTTGGTATGGTGACGGTTGCTCCAGAACCTTGCTTAATAATTATATTCTGAGAGCCACTGGTTGCGTTTTCGATAATGTGTACGCGACTTAAAGTGTTTGGAGCTATTGTGATAGTACATGCTGAATCTAACGTTCCGGTGTACTTAACGAACATCGCACGAACTGGATCGGTAGCTCCGTCTGCAATTGTGCTGGTATGTGTGTCTGCGTTTGTAGTGATTGCTTCTGTGCCAAAGCCCAGTGCCTCACCAATCAACTCAAGGTTCGTATTTGTCTTTGTACCCCACGTTCCTGAGTTTTCTCCAGTTGCCATCTCCTCTAGTCGGAGATCATTTACAAAGGTACTAGTCATCTAAATCACCTTACTACTATTTCTGTATACGTTGTCCCTGGTGAGGGAGTTATTGCAGCATACGTTGTCCCTGGTGAGGGAGTTATTGCAGCATACGTTGTCCCTGGCGCAGGTATTATTTGTCCCCATATTAAAACACCCCGAGAAGAGATTACACCTGTTGCTGCCAACCCCGTTACTGTGATGTTTGCATCGCCCGTCACACTGCTTGTGCCCAACGATGATGTCATTCCACCTATCGTATTTGTGGTAAAGAAACTACCTAAAGTTGCTGTACCAGAAACACCATTTTGTGTTTCAAAGACAACGCCTAAACTGGCTGTTGCCCCTAGTCCGGTTGCGGTGATATTAGCATCACCTGTCGTTGTTACCGATCCAACAGATGCCGTGGCATTTGTTCCAATCGCTACATCGCTACCCCAGCCGCCTTCGCCCCAGCCGGTGGTGGACGAGTTCCACCCTAGTCCGAGCGAGACAACAACGCTGGTCATTACGCAATCCTGATTATCGCGTTACTCGCATCCGCTGTTGGAAATACAATCGTGAAATCGCCAGAACTCGCCGCTTTATCGGCACCAAAATCCAAAACAGCCACAGATGGATCACCACTTGCACTGTCATTAAATATTAAACCCCCGCGAACAGAGGAAATGGTCACATTAGAAAACACCTCATCTGCAAAATCTACAAGGGCAGTTGTGCCACTTAAGGTAGGATTGACAGGGTTCAAAGCCTGTCCCTTTGCAGAGTAATTTGTTCCGCTAATTTCGTTACTGGTTGTATATGCTGTTGTAGCGGCATTAAAACTAGCACTGTTATCATACAACGCTATATTAAAAGTGTTGCCACCACTTGCTAAAAAATTATGCTTTCCCTCCAACAACTCTTGTTTGAAGGAACTACATAAAAAGTTTCCACTAAAAGCCATCACAGTCTCCTTATGTATTCAGCCAACTTGTCATGGCCTGAATCTTTAATCGCATTATACACAGTCGTTCGATCTGAACGAATCGCCTGTTTCATATACAAAACAATAATTTTTTCAAGATTCGCACGAAAAGCATGAGCTTGTTCTCTTATTTCTGGCGTGGCGTGGTCAGATATGCTAATAATTTTATTAACACACCGAGCAGTTACTTCTTCTGGAGTCTGACCTCTGTTATCAGTTGTTTGTATTTCAACCTGAAATGCCGGTCCAAAGTCCATGCTCATACCATTCATCATTGTTTCTGCCTAACCACCTTACCTGCACGATACTCGTGTGTAACTTCTTTCGCTTCACCAAGCATTTTTAATGAGCTTATTGCCTCAACTAACCTAGCATTATAATTTTGTAGCACATCTGCTTCACCTTTCATAAAAGTGTAAGCCTCATAGAGAGAAGCATATAACAAAGCAAGCTCTGCATTCTCAGAAAGCCAAGTTGTGCCTGAATCTCCACTTGTTGTTAAACTTCCCGGTCGATAGTAGTAATGTAACTCAACAGCAAGAGCACTGGCAGGAGTTGGTGCAATAATAAAATTACTGACATCAAATACTGCATAGTATCTAGGACTACCTGTAGTCGCTGGATTAGGTGTAAATTCTTGTAAAAAGTTAACGTCTTTAAAATCTAAGAAATTTTTATTACTACTACTGTCTGTAAAAGACAAAGAAAAAGGTGCCAAAAAATCACTTGGTATTGCTAAGAACTGGTCTGACGCACTAAAGTTAGCGGTTACATTTTTACGAAAGAACGATAATTGAACGTTTTTTAGAATACGTTCTTCAGCGGCTCGAATAAACAAAGGAAGATTGTTAACGAACGTTGTTTCTGTGTTTTCAGTATAGTCTTGTATAGCCGTTTTAAGTGTTGCAAAAGTAAAACTCATGTTGTCACCGTGACCTTACCCACTTGACCAAAAGACACTAGCCTTGCTGTGGGTAATCCAACTGAATCCGTAAGAGTAAAAACAGAAACAGTTTCTGTTTGATCTGGACGCGGGTCACGAACAGCTTGCGGATCAGATATGTTGTTGGGTGCTTCTAGTTGTGGATGCTTTGGCTCATATTCATCTGGTCCAACAATCAACCCCGTCCATTCTTTACGCATCTCACGAAGACGATAGCGAAACCCAGACCTGTCTGAGATGCCGTATGTTTTTCTTGCGGAAGCGTACCTAGCCATATCAAAACCTTATGTACTGGATATCTGGCTGAAGCTTCAAAGACACTCGATCTTCGTCTTCGTCTGCCGCACGTTGGAACTCTTCTTCGTACACTACTTTTAACAGTTGCACTCTTTCTGGAGCTCGTTTCAAGGCAAGATAGTAAGCCAGACCAGCAACCATGCAAGGTAAAAAACGGTACGGCAAATCTGTTGTGTTAACCAAAGTGTCGGCATCTTCTATCCTAGTGATGTAGTAATACACAAGTATGTCAGAACTGTTCTCTGGTGTAGGCCAAAGCGTAATCTCAGGACTAATCTGACGGTTGAAGTAAAACTGTGAAGGTCTTCCTGTTGTGGTTTTAACGGGAATATTTAAAAACTCGCTACGACTTATACGATCAACACTAAAATCTGTACCACTGCGACGAATAGCAACTTCAAGAATATCACTCATAGGAGTAGCTAATCCGTTGCTTGACGTATAAGCAGCCGTGCCTGATGTCACAGTTAACGTGCCCTGACGAACTGTCCATAGGTTTACCCCACGGTTCGCCCATTCAGAGAACATAATATTCAATGACCGACGTGCAGTTTTAGCGTCATAGCCTGTTCGTAATTCAAGCCCACATCTTTCGTAGGCTTCTTCAATTACATCTGCAACGTCAAGATCAAAGTCTGTTGATCCTGAAGTTGCCATTAAAAGACTCTTCTAACCATGCCGCCTTTGGCTTTCTTGACCATAGATCCTTTAGAACGCCTAACAACACCACCGTTCATTTTCTTAATTATTCCACCTTTGGCTTTCTTGATCATTCCACCCTTGGCTTTCTTAACCATACTGCCTTTAGCATTCTTAACCATCCCACCATTGGCTTTCTTGATCATTCCACCCTTGGCTTTCTTAACCATTCCACCCTTGGCTTTCTTAACCATTCCACCCTTGGCTCTCTTGATCATTCCACCCTTGGCTTTCTTCATCATACCGCCTTTGGCTTTTTTGCGACCTGGCATCTTACATTACTCCTTAGTTACAGTTTTTTGGTTTTGCGCTTTGTTCTCACCTTTGCTCTAGGCGTGTTAGCGACTACAGTTTTACCCTTCGCTCCTGCTTTTTTCTTTTTTCGAGCGGTTGCTGCACGTTCGGAACGTGAAAGACTCCTGGCCTTTCCTGCTGGTAAACAGCGATCAGGATTCTTTTTATCTTTGCTTGTGCCACAGGGTCCTTTGATCTTCCCGTCTGTTCCGATCCGTACCCAGTTTTGTTTGAGCCATTTTTTTAACTCACCCATCGCACAACCCTTATTTCACATATCGTAGTCTAGCACTATCTCTTCACCTTCTTCTATCTTGTGAAGAGTCACTAAGTTGTAGACTTTGTAATCATCCCAATCTTGAGACAACGCTAAATAACAATTTGGCTCTTCTGAATGGTTTATAAAACCACCCAGTGGAGTTCTAATATACCCAGCAATCATGGGCACTTTAATATGTGTACTACCTAAATCAAAAGCCTCTTCAATGCTTTCTGTGGCAAATATTCCTAAACCCTCTATATCACTTTCACCAATTGTCACTTCATCAGGTAAAGGTTTATAATAAAATCTATCGTATCTAAGCCTTGCCAAACTGTCTCCTAATTGCTTCTTTGCCTCGCTTGGCTATCCTAGCTTGTTCCTGTTTACCAGCCACTTTTGCTCTTTGCTCTAGCACCGTCAGTATCTGTATCTTTCTAGCAAACGGTTTCTTAACTTTCTTAACCTTTGCTACCGTATCTCTGGCATCTTGAGCAGTGGCATATTTTATCCTGACAGTATCTTTCGGGTTCTCATCAGTGTACAAACGTCTGCCAGATCCCTTGGGTTTTTTACCCGTTCCTTTTACTGGATCTTTTCTTGCCACGAATCACTCCAGTTAGAGTTTTAGCCTGACCAGCATGTAATTTAGAAGCTTTTTTAAGCCCTTTAATTACTTTTTGTATTCTTTTTTTACCCTTTGAATTTACACCCATTTTTAAACCTATACTCTAATTGTTTGTTTCTTACGGTCAGACATGACGGCTCCACAACCTGTGGTAATTATTCCACCATTCTTCATGGCCTTAACAGGAGACTGTATTAAACCTCCATCTCTTCTGCCCTTACGCTTACCGCCTTTGGCTTTCTTGGCATAGTTTGGATCTTTGCAGTATTTTGATGCGGCTAGATTTGCATAAGCTGATGGGTATGTATCAAAGGTTCTCTTTGCCCACGCTTTTCCCTCTGGACAAATTTTACCGCCTTTTTTCTTAGCTTTTGCCACGTTTCTTTCTCCCTGCACAATATGCTTTTTCGGAAAAACCTTTTGGTCTGGCACAATTTACAGACCGCTTTCTTTTAGCACTCCACTTTTTCTTTTGTGGAGGCTTTGAAACCTGCTTGGACATACTGCTACGTCCCATAGCCATTAGACTAATTGCTCCGCTACTGCTGCCGCAACTATTAGCACGGCTAATCCCCACAAACGCACATCTAACTTATCTAAAGTTTTTTTCTGTTCTTGCAACTGTTCTTCAATCCGTTCATAGCGCATATTGCATTCCGCACCATGTTGTTCAAGCTTTGCTAAGACTTCCTCTGCTTTCAAGTTAACATCTCCATCTTTTTCGAGCTTGACGCAAACGACTGTTTGGGTCTTTTGCTGCTTTTGGGAACTTCTTCATTTGACCTGCGGATCGGGCACAAAAAGATTTTCTTCTGGCCTTTTCCTTTTCCGTTAAATTCTTTTTCTTGGTAACAGCCGTTTTAAGCTTGCTACCAGGGTTATCACGTCGGTACTTAGCAACCCCCGCCTTGGTCATACCCGCACCGGCTTTAGTCGGACGAAAATACTTTTTCGTCTTGGGGGGTTGCTTATCCTGCTTTCTAGGCATGGAAAAAAGTCATCATGTCAATGGTTCCAACGGTGTACTGAACAGACATACCGCTATCAAACAAAATACCTTGTTCTGGTATCGTTCGATCGACAGTGTCGTTATCAGTGCCTATTGTCCTCGACTTAAATAAAGCTGTGCCAGACTCTGGTGTTCCATTAAAATATTGGATAACACCTGCGGTTCCTCCTGAAACAACAGAAAAGCCTTTTAACCTTACTCTTTCCGAACCTAGAATTGCCTCCGCGCACAGTGTGCCCGATCCCACCTTAATATTAGCGGCATATTGAGCCGAACAAACAACAGACGATACCGTGAGAAAAAGTTTTGTTCCTGCGACTGCTTCTGCACTACCTGTAGAAGTTATTGTCTCAGTTAACGCATCTCCAAAAACATCCGTGCCAGTGATGGTCGTGGTCTTCTCGTTATCGCCTGTGCCTGTTGTGGTGACAATTATATTTCTAGCTCCTCCACCAGCAAATGTTGTGTTAGCCAACGTTGCTGTTGTGTTAGGTCTAGCAGCAGTGACAATGCGATCATCATCAGATGCATTTTCGTCACTGATAAACTTTGCCTTTACATCCGAACCAGACATCTAAAACTCCTTATGCGTAACCCATTAACTCAATAAAGAGTTTCCCTGCTGTGTAATCCGCATCTGTTGCAGCACCTGTTGTCAGATATAAAAACTCATCTGCCGCAGGAACTGCTGTGAAGTAAACTTTACTACCTAATGTTGCATCACCTGCGTTGACCAACAGAGTTTCTGTTAAGTCGGCTATTGCACCATCCTCGACACCTGTACCCTCTGTAGCAGAGTGCACGTTGATGTCTGGGTCACCACCGGCAGGAGCTTCAAAGCACTCCATACTTCCGGTCAAGATAGTGCCATTTTGCGCTGCTGTAATCTGACCAATGTGACAAACAAGCGATGTGCCGTTGACACCAATGATGTCACCAGAGCCTGTTGAACGCAGACCTGTTAAATCAATTAGGATACGAGTAGTGATAATTCCACCTACACGTTGCACTGAACTGCGATAGATGGTGCCTGATCCTGTGGTAATACCTGTTCCAGCTTCAGTGGCTAAAGTGTTTGCGTCAAATGACGCTACACCTGTAGTGCTGATACTGGAAAGAGTCGTGAAAGCACCTGTTGATGCATTTTTACTGACCGATAAAAATCCGTTTTCAGAACGGACTGGTCCGGTGAAAGTTGTATTAGCCATATCAATCTCCTGTCTTGGCTAGTGTCGATTACAAAAGGTAATCGTCAGAAGTAATAAAAGTATACTCATAAAATAAAGGGGTGCATAGGGCACCCCTTAAATTGAGATTTGAGGGAATCTCAATGAGCATCTTTATTAAGCACCAGTTGTGCCAAAAACGCAACGTGGATCGGAGAATCCGAAACTGTAACGTTCTCTGGCCTTGAAGCGCATATTGCCTGTGTCAAAGTCTGCTTCCATTTGAGTATTCAAAGGAGAACGCTCAAAGTGCAGGAATCCACGAGGTGTGTCAGTCAAGATGAAAAATGCATCCGTATCCACAAGGAAGTCGTTAACGGCATAGCCGCTAGGCAACATACCCATAGAACGAAGAGCATTTACATCATTGTCTGCTGTTCCTACGCGAAGATTGGACACTAACAGACGCTCTGCAACAAACTGCAGCTGACGAGGAACAATCAACTTGGTTCCACGAAGTGCGATCCTCAAACCACGCTCATCAACAAAATTTGCAATAGAAATTAACGCATCTTCTAAAGAAGTTTCGTTTAAGTCTGCATCAGTTGATGGACGATTGGCAAAAGTGCCTCCGTTTGTCAGCGGGTGTGCTGTAGAACATAGTGATACACCGTCGCCACCAGCAGAAGCTCCAGCAGTAAAGGCGTTATTTAAAACGTCTGCTGCTTTTACCTGCTTAGTGTGTGCCATTGAACGAGCCAAGGCACGAGTGTAACGAGAGCCCAGACGATCATAAAGATTGTCCTCTATAGCCTCTTCTGTGATAGAGAAAGCTAGAGCCACTGTCTCGTGGTTGTAACGTGCAGTAAATGCTTCGTTTGCATTATCAAAACTGATGGCAGAGCCTTCAGATTTTGTTGGTGCAGAACCAAAGCCAGACAACATCACTTCTTCTTCAAACGCTCGATCTGAAGATTCCGTGGTATAAATCTCTGCATGTTGATTTTCGTATCTGCCATACTCCATGCCGAAAAGGGCATTGAGTCCTGGCTCCAGTTCTTTCGCTAGTTGTGCGCGAGAAATTGCCATTTCTTAATCCCCTTATACGCCAGTTGTACTTGGTGTGCCCTGCGCGATAGATCCGGTTGGGGCGTTGAAGTGATTGTTAATACGAACAATCAACGGGATACCAGCTGCACTAAAGTCATCGTTTTCTGGCTCATCTAAGATGCCCATGATACGAAGCGCATGTGAGTTGGTAGTTGCTACGGTATTCAAATCTGCTGAAGCAGATGAGATACCTGTCGTATTTGATCCACTGTTACCAGTTGCAAATTGAATGTTTGAGAAGACAGCGGTACGAAGCTCTGCTTCTGTGTCGTTGCCTGTCTGCACATTCGATGTTGCAATTGTGAACAGTTGTGCTGGATTGTCATACAGGAAGGCTCTTACAGGGAAGTTTGAATCTGCTCCCGCTGCTGATGAGCCAGGCCAAAAATTGGAAAAGACCGTTTTTCCGTCTGAGGATCGAACATATTCACATCCATTCATAACACCAACTATAGACACTGTGCCACCTGCTGCTGCTTGGAGATCATCAATGACCCCTGCTGCTAAAGGTATGACAGCCATGCCTTGATAAATCGGATTGGCGTTATCGGAAGCGATGCGATATTCAGTTACCCCAACAGAGTGAGGTGCCGATCCCAGCATACCATACGGTCTTAGACCAAAGGCTCCGTTTGTATTTGCCATTTTCAGTTACCTTTTAAGTTATCTTAATCGGTTTTAGAATTTCTTCCTCCACCGAAACTTACCCTGCTTTGCCTATCGTTGTGAATCGGCATTGAAGGGTGCTGCTCTTTCATTAGGTCCTGGTCTACAGCCGTCATTTGGTCGCGGGTTCGGCCCCCGTAATACTCGTTTCTTTCTCGTGCTGTTTCCGCTGGTAGTCTACAAAGCATTAAGCCACCCTGACCTATAACTCCAGCGTGTTTGCCCTCACCTATAACTGGGTAATGATATCCTGGATACTCTTCGGCTCTAACGGGCTCCCATCCCTCTCGAAAACGAGAGTGAATATTCATGGAGTCGTCTTCGCCTCTGACAGAGGTTCTAATCCAGCGATGTACATATCCATCGGGGGCTTGTGGTGCCTCCAACCTATTTGGTGGTGCCCACGGTTTTCTGCGTTCTTCTGTTGAACGGTCCTCTTCTGCGCGGTTCGTGCGTTTTTGCCTAGTCTCTGACATCTTCCTACTCCTTATCTCTGAACGTATTTAGCATATTCTTCCAACGGAACATTTAGCCTTTTCGCCATTTGGACCTCGGATGGAGTCAGCTTGACTGTTCTGCGCCCTGTTGACTGCTTGCGGGAAGCTGAAGTATCAGCAGGTGCGACCTTGGTACTTCTCCCAGTATTATTATTAAACTTATGAGGAAATTCTTCCTGCAACCGTTTATCGATCTCATCATAGTACTCGTCAGAACTTGGGTCAAACCCTTCATCCTCAACTAATTTTCTATGAAGTCCAAAAGCAGCATATGTCATTACCTCGTCTTGACCAAACCATTCGTTTTTATTTGCCCAAGCTTTTGCTTTTGGATCAGGCTCTTGAGGCTGTGGAGCTTGTTGTGAGGCTTGTTGTGAGGCTTGTTGCGCTTCTGGAGCCTGAACCTGTTGGTTATCTTGTCTATTTTTTGCAAGACGATATCGTTCTTCTTCGATTGAAATTTTACTGAGTGCTTGCTGTGCCTCAAACATTTTTTCAGTGTCATTGTCCTCATGAGCTTTTCTATAAGCTTCTTTTGCCAGTTCTAACTGGTTCTCAACTCTTTGCCCGTACTCACTTAAATGTGCCTGTTGAGAGGATGACATTTGTTGTTTGAGTGCTTCATTTTCTTCACGAAGCTTTTTAGCCATGCGAACCGCTTCTTCACGATCCCTTTCTTCACGCCTGTATTTTTCAGTAAGCTTTTTTATTCTTTTTTGCACTTTATCTGAATAACTATTCAGTTCTTCTTCTTCAGGTTGTTCTGAAGAAACCTGTACAGATGTTTGTTGTTCTTGAGAAGTATCCTCTTCTAGTTCAACCTCAACCTCTTGAGACTGTGAAGTATCTTCCGTTTCTTGTTTAATTTCTTCTTCAGACATTGTTCACATCCTCTGGGTCGTTAATTACCGCAATAACTTCGTCGTCATTGATGATACGGAGCTCTTTTTCTTCTTTATCTCGAAAACGAGCACCGGCATATCTTCCAATACAAACCCAGTCACCCTCACTGCACCAAGCCTGATTACCAAATTTTGTTGCGTCTTTATATGCTAGTGGCCCTACCTTAATCACTTTAGCTACAACTGTTCCAACTGCTTCTTTTTTGCGAACATCTTCAGGCAAAACAATACCACCTTGTGTTGTTGTTTTGCCCTCATAAGGGCGAACAAGAACCCGCCAACCGGTTGGTGCGGGAAAGGGTATTTCACTCATCTCTATCATACCTTTTCAGCAGGGTTCTCATTTCTTCTCTAACAAAACAGATACCCTGAATCTCTCCTGTTAGACCGCGATAATCTTCCATGCTCTGAATACTACCGTTTGCCAAATAAACTTTTAGATCTTCCTCTCGATCATCAAGCACGTTATACATTGCCTTAACAAAATCTACAAGATCCATAGCTAATCTTCTATACCGTCTGAATACAAATTATCAAAAGTTATGTTCGGATCGGTATAACTGGAGTGGCCCTCTGCTGAGTGCGTGTACTGACTTGGTTTAAAATCAGGAGCTCCCTCACCTGTATCCCAAAGTGCTGGGGACGTTGCCCTGACCCTGTTGTTTGGTAGAGCAATGATGTTGCCCTCCCAAGGACCTTCGGTTAGATACAAGACATGACTTTGTTTGTGTTGATCTGGCGCGTCAGCAATTTCGTACTCAGTGTAATCCACTGTGAACATATACCTTGCTTCGTAGAACTCGTGATTGACCTTAGCAATCCAAGGACTTGAACTGACTCGATCTAGTACGATGACTTCGTGATGTCTGGACTCACAGTCCCACGGCTGACAAATATAGTCTTCCATGCGTTCAGGCCACTCGTCGCTTTCTGTTTCTACATCAGCAATCAGTGCCTGTATGGGCATTCGTGCCCACATCGCACCACCGTGACGATTCTCATCACTATCTTCTAAGTGTCTTTCCTGGCCGGTGAAAACAACCTGGAAACTCAGCGACCTGTCTGGGATCGTATTAACTGCGATGGCTAGAGCATGGAGATATTCCCCGTGGTAGTCATCGTGATTGCAAGTAAACTCTTTCCGCACCCAGCATTTAAAATACGGGATGTTGCTAATCAGATATGACATTAGTATGTTCCGCTAAATTTTGTTCCTTTAACTTGTGCTTTTGGCTTCTCAAAGCCAGTATCCATGATAATTATGGCAGCTTTAACAGCACCACCCATTCCAAATTTTCCAACAGGTTCATCGTCCCCCCGCCTTTTTGATTTTTTCTTTTTAACCGCTGAGTCGCTTTTTTCGCCAGCCATGATATCTTCAATGTCTTGTGCTGTTTGAGAAAATAATATTCCAGATTCTCGTCTTTCTCGCTCTATGCGATCAAGAGTTTCATTATCAGGCTCTATCGGAACACGAACCGATTTACCGTCTTTAAAACCTGGAACTCCTCGGCCCTTTAAGATATCGGCTTGAGTTACCTTGCCATCACCAGTTAGATCTGGAAACTTTTTAGCCATCGTCACTTGTCCTTTTTACTAGAGGTGAAGGACTCTATTGCACCTCCACCAAAATAAAAACCCAAAATTAAGAGCATGGCGTAGTTAATTTGAAACTGCTCCATAACCTGAGACACAGAGGAAGGATCGCCCTTTCCGGTCAATGTCATAGCAAGAACTATGATGAAACACGACACATAAGTCAAACCGAACATTAGCGCGAGATATCGCTGGGCTACCTTAAAGGGGGCGTAACTGTTCATCAACGCTACCTTCGCTTGTGTTTTTGCTTCAATCGACTCAGTTTCAGAGGTGTGCATATCATCAATCAGATCCATGCCTTTCTTGATGACCGACTCACTACCCAATATTTTTCCTAATGCACCTAATATCATGTGTTTTCTCCTAACTGGTCTGTCGGGATACAAACCAACTGATAATTGATAATTGGTTTTCCCAACCTAATCACTCCCTCTGCACGTTCTTGCATACATGAATTAGCAGTCGGAAAGGCGTCAATTACACTCATATAAAACATGCTTCCCTCTATCGTAATGAGCATGAGAATCCATGTCACTTTTCTTGCTTCTTAGCCTGGTAGGCACTTGCTCCAAAGAAACTCGCACACAAGGCAGATGTTGCTATGAAATACGTCCCCGCGATGTCAGCTATAAGTTCAGCCGCTCTACCAAGTCCAAGCAAATCACATATAAAAATACCACTGGGATACATAAGCAAACCAGCCAGCGCAAACCACGCCATCTTACGGATTGAATCACGTTGTGCGTCTTCATCCTCCATTTTACGACGACGATCTTCAAGCTCAATAACAGCAAGCTCGTGTGGGTCAATTACACCATTTTGATTTGTATCGTATTTTTTTAAGTCACTCATACTGGCCTCAAAGTAGAGAGGTAATAAACAAACCCACCGATTGCAGCGAATCCCAACACAGCCATAACCATAAGAACCAAAGTGCGTATAAGAGCAGCCATTCTCTTACGTTTTTCTGCTCTTTGTTTCTTTTCTTCAGCCTCTTTATCTTCACGAATGCGTTTTTGTTCAGCTTGAAATCTTAAAAAATCTTGATATAAATTCGCTCTTCCCTGCCAAATCAATAGCTCTTTTAGTTCTATTTCTGCTTGTTTTAACTTCTCTAAGTTTAAAAACATCTCCAAATCAGATCCAGAAGAATTAGAAGTACCCGCCCTTTTTTGAATCTGTGATTTAGCGTCAAAGTATTGACCTAATTGTTTTGCACAATCAGTTATATCTTTTCCATTACCCAAAAGCTCTTTAACAGCACCGATTGCGGTGTTTGCAGTCTGAACGACGGCTATGGCTTCAAAGATCATAACCTTTCCTTAATTTCTATTTTGTTGTGCTTGTATCCTTGTGAGGTTAACTTCAGCACGTTGATCTGCAATATCTTCCTGTAACTCTAGTCTTGCAGCATCGGTCACGGCTCTTTGCTGTAATTTTTGCTGTTCTAAATTCATTCGTTCACGATCCAACTGTCTCTGTCTTTCTACTTCAGAAGCACGAATCATTAACTCCTGTTGTCTAATCCCGACTAGCGGATCCTGCTCCTGTCCCTGTGGTTGGATTGATTGCATAAATGCGGCAATTAATTCAGCCTCCACTTCGGACACACGAGATTCAATCATTTGTGGTGTAACCATGCTTTGGGCTTGTTGTGCCATAGCTGGACTTTGTTGAGCGACCTGCTGTAGCTCGGCTTGTGTTTCCTCCTGCACCATTATTCTGGCCTTAAAGGATATATGTTCCATACAATGTGAAACTAGCATTCCATAGACACTAGGTGATGCCTGAACAATTGGAGAAACAATCATTACAGTATGTGCTGCAATGTGTGCATCGTGATTCTGATCAGGAAAAGCTTGAAGTATTTCACCTGCCAATGCTCGAGCGTTTTCGATACCGGGATCTGTTGGCTGTGGCTGTGCTTTTGCTGGCAGTATTTCATCGATATTCTGCACTTCCAAAGCTTGATACATACGTTTGTACGCAGCTTGTAAATTGTGTAACTCTGGATTTGATTGTGCTAACTGTAACTGCGTCTGTGCCAGCGTTATTCGTTGTGCCATTGAAAAAATATTGGGGTCAGAGACCGGAAGAATATCAACTCGGTCGTCAAAATCAGACTGCTTGATCCCTGCATCAACACCTGTCGAGTATGGGTACGACGGTGGCATGTTGTCACGAATCAGTCGAGCAAGAATCCTGAACTCTGTCTTCTGTGCATAATGCAACCGCTTATGTATGGCCGACATGACTTTCATGCCACGCTCAAGCAATGCAACAGTGGTTCCAACTGGTTGTGACTGTGATCCGGGTGACCCAGTTTGTTGGTCCGCTATCGAAACAAAACGACGACCAGACTCAATCAAGACACCAAGAAGTTGTCCAAGTGTTGCCGACGGCTCTTTGTACGGTAACGGTATGATACTGTTTCGGATGTCTCCGCCCGGTGCATCAATATCACGGAACTCACCCGGTGCTATCGGCTCATCGTCGTTACGAACTCTGATCCCACGAGCTTTGAAACCTGATGGTAGGTTCGCTAATGTGCCAGCATCGATCAGTTGTCTAAGTATTGACGTTGCTGCTTTACCTAGCCCACCGATCATGTGAATCAAACCAAAGCCATAGAAACCAAGACCAGGCAAGAACTTGTAGTGCACGAAGTACGATACTTTCTTTTTCAACATATCGTTCTCTTCGTAGTTTCTACGGATCGCTAAAATCTCTCCACTTCCTTGATCCATCGTAACAATGTAAGGTAGCTTGATGCCGGTAGATTCTCCCATCGCATCAACATCCTCAAAACCCTCAATGTCAAGATTGACGTGCATTTCAAGCACAGTATATAAGTCTTCTGTTACACTTTTTTCAACACCATCTAATTCGTTTACTTTCGATTTGACCGGGTCAGAATCCGCTTCATAGTCAGCCGAAATATCAACATCTCTGTAGAAACCAACAACCTGTAACTTACGAATTTCATTTTCGTCCATACGAAGAACGTGTGTGATGCGCGACGCAGTCGCGAGATCGCTTGCCGCATAAGAGACAACCAAGTCCTCCGCTGGTACAAATTTAGAAACGGGTCTTTGTTTTGTTTCATCAAAGTATACCTTCTTGAACGTTGAACCTGACAAAGGTAGATAGAACAACATCTGATCAGTGTCTGGATCAAACTCCTCCATCACCTCCATCAGCATGTAATTCATAAAATCTTTGACGCGAACAGCTTGCGCTTCTTTTTCAGAGTCCTGCATTCCTAATACGTTTGTGCGTACTGGTCCTCCAGAGGGTAAAAGTTCTTTGTACGCCTGTGCCTGAAACTGAGTTACTGACTCTGCGATGATCGGGTGCGTGACTCCTGATGCACCCTGAAAAGGTTGCGTTCGCTCTTCATACTGAATTCCTAAGAGATCTAGTCCTTTAGTGTACCCCTCTTCCCACTCTGCTCGAGACTCTTGATCTGCCTCATATTGTCCTCTGAGTTCTGATGAAATCTCTCCAAGAATAGTGTCATCCAGAACCTCTGCCAGATTTGCGCTATGGTCGTATTGCTCAGTTTGAACTTCAACACCCATTGTTTCCATTGCTTGTACAATAGCACCGTCTGGTCCTTCTATGACCTCTGCTCCACCAGCAAAGTCCTCTATCTCAGGTAGTTCAACTTCAACACCAGGAACTGCTTCCAGTGCTGAGTCAACCATTGCAGTCATTTGATTTGGAGGTACAGACATTAGAATATTCCTTTAAATGAATTCTTACGAAAAACGATACCGCCAGAGCTAAACTTAGTTTTTGGTTTTACTTTTAGCTTTATCCTAGGTTTTATGCTACCAGGCGTTATTATTTGTTCACGTTTTATTAAATCAGGTCCTTCAAAGGGGTCAAATACCCCACTTTCATTGGGTCCTCCACCACCACGAGTAACAACACCCCTTTCTATAAGTTTTTGCAAAACTCTTTCAGGCATAGGTTTACGAATGTTGCTTTTTGAATCGGGAACCTGTCCTCGTGCAACTGACTCTGGCAACGTACCTGTTGGACTTGTTCTTGACGGAGCAACAACTGGCCTTCCCGCAGTAGGACTTAATTGGCTTGCTAGAAGCCTGGTTGTTCGTCCTGTTTCTGCACTTTTTACGATATAGCTGGGGTTTTTTGTGTTTGTTTGTGCTGATGCCGGTTTTAAAATAGTAAACCTTTCTCCAGTGGTTTTATCCATAGCTGTACCACCAATTACTATTTTAGTATCACGAACTCTTCTTTCAGTAACTCTTCTGTTTTTTCTTAACTTAGCCTTAGTTTGAGCGGGTGTTTGTTGTGCTTTTTTTGGTTGTTGTTGTTGTTCTAAGGCGGCTCTTTCCTGTCGTTTTTTAAGCGCAGCATCTACATTTTGTTTTGTCGGTGAAAGTTGTTTTTTAGCCATCAGTAATATTCTCTGTTTCTTGGTACATACATTTCTTCGTCCTCTTCACCATGAAGTGCGATAAACCCACCTTGGCGAAAACGAATCAAAGCCATAGTCATACTGTCCACAAAGTCATCGTAGTCGCCATTGGGAAAGGCGGCACATTCTTCGATCACCTCGTCTGCAAACTTTTCTTCTGGAGCCCAAACCATCCCAGCTTCAAAGATTGGTGCAACGGTGTGCATTCGGGTCACTTTATCACGACCTTTAGCAGGAGTATAATTTAACACGGGTATACCTGTCCTGCGTAGTTCGTCAGTCAAAGGTGTGCCGGTAGCTTTTGCTTCAACAATTACCATGTCTGGTTCCCAATATTCATATTCTTCTAAGGCAACCTCTTTTAATTCCGGGAAGTTATATCGGCCTCGTCGGGCATCGAGCAGGATAATATGATCTGCTCCTCCTTCCTCTGGTTGAAATACGCCCCACGTCGTGATTGCTGAATAATCCGCTGTCTCCTTTTTCGAGAACGCTGTGTCATACGACTGCATGATATACTTGACCGGTGGTACATTTTCTTTCTCCCATGTTTGCCACCACTCACGTTTAACGATTGCACCCTCTGCAGCGGTGGGTTGCTGTTGCCATTGCGCGTTCCATTTAGAAACAGGCAAGGCTGCTTTGACTTTTAATAAGTCATCAGTGCTCCAAAACTCAGGCCAAAGCGGTTTATCCGATGGCATGATGGCGGGAAACTCCACAACCTCCCACTCGTCGGACATCACGTCATTGGCCTGGGCTTTCATCAGTTTTCCGGTGAGATCCTTCGTCCCCCACCGCGTCATCACGAGAATAATCGCGCCACCCGGCTGTAAACGTTGGCGAGGGCCTGACGTATACCACTCGTAAGCGTTATCAAACGCTCCTTCACTAAGAGCATCTTGCTCTGAGTGGGGATCGTCGATGATGAAGAGGTCGGCTCCTCGACCGGTGACGGCTGCACCGACTCCTGCTGCGAAATATTCGCCTCCTGCTTCCGTACCCCAGCGACCGGCCGCTTTGTCGTCCGTTTTGAGCTTCGTTTCTGGGAAGATTTCATAATATGCCTCCGTTTCTATTAAATTACGGACTTTACGACCAAATCTGACCGCTAGTTCCGTGTTATGCGTTGCTTGAATAATCTTTAATTTAGGATTTCGCCCCAAAAACCACGCTGGCATGAGGTAAGAAGCGAATTCTGACTTGGAATGACGGGGTGGCATGTTGACAATCAGCCGTTTTAGCTCCCCTGTTGCGATTTTTTCTAGTTTTTCCGCGATTACACGGTGATGTCTGCCCTCTATGAAGTTCTCATAGACGTGATGCACGAAAGGCATAAATTCGTTTTGCGCTTTTTCGCGGGTTTCGAGCTTAATTTCTGCCTGTTTGAGGGCTAAAATCTCTTTCAGCACCTCATCAGGCAAAGATTCAAGAGTCGAGGACACTTACAATCCCGCCTTGGCTAAACTTTTTGACTGCCTCCTCCCGATCTACCTCATATCTGCTAAAACTACCAAAAAAAGAAGAATCCGTGACAAAAGGAGCGGTAGAAAGAATTCTAGCTAATTCTTTTGCTTTTAAATCTTTAGCAATGAAGTCTTTTTTAACCTCTTCTTGTTGTTCGGGCTCTTGACCCAAGAGACTGCTAATAAATCCTTGTTCATCTTTGTCGTATTCAGTTAAAAACTCTTTAACTAACTGTTTATCTGCTTTACTTTTATCAAAAACACCAGCGTCATAAAGGACAGGTAGATTTTTGACAGCCTGTTCTAGTCTAGTTTTCACTTGATAGTTAAAAAGATTTTGATAAGACCTAGCACCTTCTGGGTTTCGTCTTAATTTTTTGCCATATTCAGCATCAAATATAAACTCTAATTTTTCTGGACTCTGTGATAACACAGCATCTAACACGTCAAATTGACGCATAAGTTCCTCTTCACGAAATCTTTTTGTTTTTTCAGGATCGCCTTTATCAAATAATAAATGCCGTGCTTCATGCCGAAGAACAGTGCTTCTAGGTTCGGGATTATTCAACCCCATTCCAGCGACAAAAGTTTCATCGGCTCCATAATCTTTTTTTGCTAAAGAAGCTCCTTTTAACCCTGTTCGCCCGCCTATGTAAGGATCTCCCTCAGAACCAAAAGGAATGTTTAAAGACATAACACCTTTTTCAGACTCTTCTTTTGTGCTTGGAATTAATTTATCTGAAAAAGCCTCTTCGTTAAGTGCTTGAATCTTTTCTTCTGTATTTGGGTCAAGAAAATATTCGTCAAAAATAGAAGGATCTCTAGCTCTAACAGACTGCACTGCTTGAGAATACATGTTTCTGACTTTTTGAGGATCTGCTCCTCGTGTTTGAGAAAAATTATAAAAATTACGAAAAGCTGTTTCTAAGTCCCTGTCCATTTTTTCAGCAATACCGATATCTTTTACCCGCCTGTCTTGATCAGAACTTAAAGGGATATCCAAAACATCAATATCTTCTAAAAATGATTTAAGTGATTTTTGCTCTGCCATCAGCTACGCCTTGGCTGACCCAAATTTCCAAATAACGGACTGAATGGAGCACGACTCTGGAACGTTGGACGCAAAATGACCGGAGCTAAAGTCGGTAATCCTGTATATGCAAGCTGTACAGGATCTCTGGGCTGATAACCAGTGGGCGTTCCACCACCAATCACGTCCCTGCCCACATATTCTTCTGGTGCTTGTTCCGCTGCGGGATCTATAGGAAATAATGGCTTGAGTAATGGTTGTGGCCCACCATCGTCATCATCTTGATCTCTTGGGCGTCGTAGTGAATAATCGACTCCGGGCTCTCCTTCACGAATACCGGTAAAAGGATTTGTTGTAGGAATTGCTCGAACGTTTGTATCTGGTCCAAGAGTACTTGTTCCTAGTTCAACACCCTGTTGATAGAAATCTGGGTCACCAACATATACTGCGTTTTTTGCACCACCAAAAAAACTTCTTAAATTTGACTCTGGTCCGACTGCTCCCTTAATTTCTCCTCGAGAATCACGAACAAAAGCACCACCTGGACGACTAGCAACCTCACTTATTTTTCTTGCTCTGTTGCCGCCAGCAGCTGATTCAAGAGTGTTACCCAGTTCGGCCAACATTCTAAGTCCTGGTGTAGCTGCGGAAATTTTAGAGGGATCTCCAAAAGCTGCTTCATCGATTATGCGTTTTTGTAACACGTCATCTGCTATTCGCGTTCTTACTTCACTGGGAATATTTGGGTTGTCTGCCAGACTCACGGGACCCGCAACTTGCCCGAATTCGTTTTCTCGAAAAAACCTAGATGCGTCAGACTCTGGAGCCAATGACATCTGTGGGATGTTCGTATCCACAGGAACTAAAGAGTCAAGTCCAGCGGGGGGAGCAAAAATATCTTGTTGCTGGTTTTCAAAAGCTTTCACTTCTTCAGGGGTCATATAACCTTCTGGGTCCCCAGACAAAGAGGATTTATAGGCATCATCTCCTGTTGTGAGTTTAAGGGTCGCTCCAGGAGTTTCGTAATAATCAAGAATTTCACTCATAGATGTTGGTGTATCACTCACACCTCCGGTTAATGGGTCCGTAAACCGTGCAACATCTACGCCCTGCACTGAAGCAATACCTTGATTGGCTACTGGTGCCGGTGCAGTTTGTCTTGTGTCTAGGTTAGATAAGACACCCTGAACATAAGCATCAGCTTCAGGATCCTCTAGTCGAGATGCTCCTGCAATACCTCGATTGTATGAGGCAATTTGTCGGGGGAGGTCACCGGGAAACCGTCTTTGCGCTGCTTCTAAATATTCACGAGCAAAATCTCGGCTAATTGTGGGGTCGTTTAATAAGACTCTTGCTTCTTCTTCTGTATTAGCGATTGGAGTAATGCCATATCCCGGATTTACCGCAGTGCTTGGTAGTACTTGAAAACGACCTACCTCACCAGCAGAACCTCTAATTCCCCCTTCATCATCAAAGTCACTAACAAGACCCCCTATAGTGCTGGATTCTTGTTGCTGTATTGCATCAAGTAAATTCTCAGTGTTTAAAATTCTATCCACAGCAGCTTTGGTTTCTTCTGGATTTACTAAGTTGTCTTTAAACAGTTGTTTTACGGCTTCTTTTGTAGTAAAGGATGTTTCTGGGGTCGTTCCAACTTTAACGGGTCCTTCAAGTTGTTTCAGGGCAGCACTAACTTGTGTGTTAATGAGGTTTGGGTTAGTTACATCTACATCACCAAAGGTAACGCCTTCAAAATCATCAGTGAGCGGTATTGATCTTGTTACTGCGTCAGATAAAGATAAATCAGTTGTCGATTCAACCTTCCCTCCAGGAAACATCACACCTTCAAAATCAACAGGGGATGCAAGAGTTCTTATACTTACAGGCGGTTTTGTTGGATCAATTGCTCGAGGATCACGAAAAGCATCAACAGGGTCAATTTCAAAAGACGAGGGAACCTGCCCTGCAATGGTGCCCGGACCTCTTTCCTGCATAAACGGGCTTACGGACGATGCCGCAGAAAAAGTGCTTTTTGCCTTGTCTGTTTTAGGTGAGTAAGTATCTGATGGAGAAGGTGTTACGTTTAAGTCACCAGAAGCAACCGCTCTGTCTAAATTTCTTTGAGTGCCATAAACTGTTCGGGTGGTTCCGTTTACGTTGGCTGTTACAGAGGGCTGACTACGATCAATGTTTATGTTAGTCGTGCTTCCTGATGCCTGAACTCGTCGATCCTCACTCTGTGGACCACCTCGGCCAGACAGACTGCCCCCTGCCGTTGCAGTATCACCCGCAAAATTTGTCCCTTCAAAGTCTCCTGCGGAACCGCCCGTACCGCCCTCCTTACCAAAACAATAGATCCTTGATTCGATAGATTTGTCTGGTTTATACCAGCCACGAGCTTCGCACAGTCTCATTTCAACACCTTCTTGTAATAAACCCCACCACGATGGAAGTCCATAGCATGACAGAAACTGTCCCAACGATCTATATTCTCGTCCACAAAAGACGTGGGCGTGAACGACATGAACAACACATCGTGATCACGACACCACTCCTCCCATAACAAAAAGAAACGGTACGCGACCCTGGGTGATTGGTGATCGGGCAATATGTAAAACAATTCTTCAGACGAAACGTAATGTTCGTGGTTCCAGACTACGGGATTTTTGCCCGCGATGAAAAAACCAACAACCTTGTCATCCTTCTCATAAACATAAAAAAGTTTGTTCGGATTTTTTAAACAGAACTTTGCATGATGGTAGGCATCGTCTGGGCTGTAGGTCGTTACATCTCGGAACTGGCTGCCCTCGTGAAACACACCGGCTATATAAACACAAATGTGTAAGTCTAGTTCATCGGCCAAACGAAATTTTCTTCGCATTTTTTTCTCGGGTCTGGGACTCCAAGGAAGTTTACACCAGTTTTAGGGGGTGGGGGCATAGGGGGTAGGTTCTTGGAACGAAATTCTCGGGCAATGAATCTACGGAACTAGGGTGGGAGGGTGGGTGGGCGGCGACGTGCCCCCAAAAAAAGGGGGCACCCCCCGAAGAGAGTGCCCCCGACCGACCCGATTGGGACAAGTAACCCGAAGGTTACCAGTGCTTAATAAATTTCTTAAACGATTTACCCATCCTTTTAATCTTGTTCCAATCATCTATGCCATGTTTCAAGATATACATTTCTTTGGTCGGTGCCAGTTCGCGACCTTCCTTTAGCTCATAGTGTGCCAAACCTTGATCAACTAACTTGTCTTGTAACTCTTTCTGTGAATTTTTTAACGACTCAATCCAGAGGTTAATAAGATCATATTTTTCAGCATCTGAAACGTGCTTATATTTGCGGATTTTATATTGTGTAATCATGTTTTAGTTCTCCTTCGTCTAGTCTTGCTTTGATGATTCGTAAATCGGAAAGTCATCACCTAGATGCTTTCGTATTACATTTGCGTATGCTTTCGCACCTGCAAGCTTCGCGTCTACGTTTTGGGTAGCGTGTAGGCTTGGATTCCAAAACATCCAACCACCATCATAGTTTTTCTTGAAACCACAAGCCTTGAAGCTTTTGCCTATCTTAGTGTTGCCATTAACGTAGGCAGTGACCTTGGCGGAACCACAAGGGAAACCGTCACCGTGTTCAGAAAGATATCTTTCTGTTGCAGTTTTTGCCTTGTCTAAAGCTTCGTTATGCATTTGTTTAGTTAACATCTTTAGTTCTCCCTTATTTAATGAGATTAAATAATACCATAAAAATATGATGTTGTGTGATATTTTATGTTATTAATTATCTTTTTTTACTGCTTAACCTTTAATTATTTTTGTGCAGTGCATCATCTATCATCTATTAATGGGTGGGTGGGTGGGCGGGCGGGCGGGCTATGCGTTTATGTTCTAGCTATTTAGTCCCGAACCCGAACCCGAACCCGAACCCGAATCCGAAAAAAAACCTTTGCATATTAGTTGATTTAATATAAAATGATGATTGGGTAATTTATTGGAGAAACGCATGAGTAAAGCAAAATCATACGATGAAAAAATAAATCAGTTAATAAATGATTTGTTGAGATCAGGAGAAAAAAGAGGGGTT